CTCCCGGTGACCCCATAGGTTAGGGAAAAAGCCTGCAACCCGGCCTGCGGCCCAGCGAAATACCCGACCGCAACGCCAACAACAGCCGAGACGATGAAGCGCGTGCTCATGCGATCCCCGGCATCCGATACGCGGCCACGAAACGCGCGAGATGCGCTAGTCCTAGATGATGTTCAATGACTCGCCCATTGGACGAACCATCGCTATAAGCATGGATCATCGATAGGCCGCCATGCACATAGTCGCCCACAATCCCAAGATGCTGCGGGTCTTTGGCCCAGCGGATCACGATGACATCACCCGGCTGCATTTCATTCTTGGCGATGCGGGTCATCCACTGGTTGCAGTGCTCGAGAAGCGACTTCCCGTCAGGGCTGCGCGGATAGGCTGTGATATCGAACGCCGGCTCGATCAGTCCGAGCTCGCGCGCAACCCCAATCACCAGGCCGGCACAGTCCACCAGAACCCCGCGCATGCGCTGCTGATGCCCATAAGGCGTTCCCAGCCATTCCCTGGCCTGGCGCGCGATGGTGAGCCCATCGATCACGTGCCGACTCCCGGAACCTTGGTGATCGTGTCGATCCCAGGAAGATGCGGTTCGCCTTGGAAATTCAGGACGTTCGAGAACTTTGTCTTGCAGTCCTCAGTGAGCCGCTTTTGACATCCGGCAATCGCGCTGTAGGCATCTCCGACATCAATGTCGAATGGAAATGGAAGCGTGAAAGTGAACGTCTTGATCGATTGGACGTATGACTTGATCTGCCTTTCGTAGTTGGCATTAAGGCCACTGGTGAACTTCAGAAACCCGGCCGTGAACCAATCGTCCGCTTCGGTACGAGACGTATCGATCACGATCTGCCGGCTCGTCGCCGTCGTGATGGTCCCGGTCACTGTCCAATCGGCCGGATCAAGACGGCAAGGCGAGCCGCCAGAAACGCCATCCGATTCGATCGTCACCGGACCGCCCGCAACCCGTGGATAGTCCGCGAAGTGAGCACGGCAGGTTCGCTGCGTGACGATGCCGACCGGCTGTTGCAGCGCCTGCGTCAGCCCTCGGAACTCCAGCGTATAACTTCCGGTATCGGTGAGTTGCGCTTCGCCAGTCGTCCCGCGCTTGAGATCGTTGACCCCATCGCTAGTCGTTTCGTAGTTGATCTCGAAAAGATAGAAGGCCGCGTTGTCGTATCGACCAGCCTCCAGATCGGCAAGAAGATCAGGTTCATCCGTGACAATCTTCAGTTCGAGGTTGTCGGCGCCGAGGTTAGCTTGCGAAACCAACTGGCTGACATCGAGCCATGCCTCGTAGACCAACCCATCGATGATCAGGTTTTTGTCTAGAGTCGTCGCCGCGACGGTCGTCCCATCGCGTAGTGTCATCTCCAGGCACTGGCAAATGGATGTTGCCGGCAGCGCGTAGTGAGCCGCCAGGGCAATGGGGATCGTCTTCATCCACGAATCTCGATCAGCGGGATCGAATCCCAGGAGATCAGCAATCCGTCATGCTGGTTCTTGCTGACGATCTGCCCGACGAGCTTGTCCACATCGAACCGGACTGGCACATCGAACTCTCCCGACCATGTAAGATTTGCGGCGGTCCTTGGGATTGCAGTCGTAACCATGCCGGTTGCAGCGTTCAAGGTGTAGTCCGCAGGAGTTGCCAGAGTCGATCCGGAATTCTTCAGCACGATTCCGGCAATCGGCTTCTTGATATCGCGCAACGTCACATCGCTTCCACTGACGTATTTCTTCTGAAGCTGGAAGGTCGTGCTCGTCAGACCTTCAACCACGCCTTCAGTGATCGTCGCCTGGAAGTCCGCGAAGTCCTTGAACCGGAAGCCATCCTTGCGGCCTTTGACGGCGCGGAAGAATGAGCCGATCACGCGGAAGTCGGCTTCCGTCTTGACACCAGTGCTGACATCGTACTCCTGGCGGCTGTCGGCCCAGTTCTGATTCCGCGATTCTTCGCCGCTGGTCACGGTCACGATGGATGTGCTGAAGGCTGGACCGCCTGTTGCCCCGAAGGAAATTCTCTCTGGGAACCGTGGGGATTCCTTGAAGGCCATCAGTTGTTTCTCCGGTCGGCCGTTGCCAGTTGTCGGGCGATGTCGGCACCAATCTGCATCGCTGTCTTTCGATCCGTCCCTGCTGGAGGCGACACAGAAATGTAGTTGTTCTGCGTGCGCTGATTGGTTGTATTGCCCTTCAGAAGATCGTTCGGAAGGATTGTTCCTGCCGTCCTGGGCACGAATAGTTCAGGCCCCTTCTCGCCCACGACACTGAGCTTATTCAAGGGCGGGTCACCACCCCCCGCAAAGAAGCCGCCAAAGAGATTGGCGATTTGCGACACCAGGCCGCCGCTCGAGGAACCGCTGCCGGACCCGAACAGGCTGGAGACAAAACCGCCTGCGCCGCCTTGCCCATTTGCGCTGCCGAAGATTTCCTTGGCGATGTCCTTGGCTGCAAGTTCCGCGACACTGGACAAGATGTTCCGCGCGAAGTCATCGAAGGCATCGCTTGCAGACTTTGTGCCCTTGATGAAGTCAGCCAGCGGCGAGCTCAGGCTATCCTCGAGGCTCTTGTTGATCCGCTGCGCTAGAGGATCGATCTCGGCGCTTGCCTTCTTGACAGCCAAAGCAAGATCAGCCGCGCGGCGCTTGTCCTCGTCGGTACCGCTGACAGCCGCCAGTTGTGCTGCCGCTGCGGCCTGTTCCTGAAGCTGCTGGATCGCGATCTTACGTGCATCCCGGATCGCCGCCAGCGTCTCGAGCTCGCCCTTCCCGCCGTTCGCAGCATCGAGATAAATCTCCTGCTCGCGCCGCGACTGGTCGGATAGAAGATTGTTGTAATCCTTCTGGAGTTGGATTGAGGTAGCCTGGAACTCGAGCCGTTGCTGTAGCCGGACGGCATCCTGCGGATCACCACCGGCCTGCTGGATCAGGCGCTGCGCATCCCTGAACTGTTGGGCAATGCGAATCTGCGTCGAGCCGAATTCATTCCCGCTGAGTTGCAGGATTTGCGCCTTCAGATTGTCATAGGAGTCCGCCAGCTGTTCGGCCGCGCGCTGGCTGGCCTGGTTCGCCAGAATCTCGGTAGCAGATGCCTTGGTGACTGCCTCGGCACGTTGCTGGACGACCAGCTTGATCTTTTCTTCCGCCGCGACCCGATCGGCCGGCTTCGACAATGGATTGCTGATGAACGCGCGCTGTGCCGCGATCTCCCGATCGATGGCCTCGAGTTGATCCTTCAATGCTTCATCGCGGATGTTCTTCTGTTGCGTGAAGAAGTCGCGCTGGCTTAGGAGCCCTTCTTGGTACGCCCCTTCGAGGTAGGTGTTGCCAACCTGCAGGGCATCGGCCTGGGACTTGGCGAAGTCCTGAATCAGCTTGATCTGGCCGTCGAGTTGCTTCTTCAGCGCTGTCGCCGCTTCGTTATAGGCGCTTTCATCGCGGCGAGGCGTCAGCTTGCGCTTCGGCGTCGCTGCGGTCGGTTGCGTGTCGGTCTTCTTCTGCCCGTTCAATACCGCATCGAAGAACTTGACCGCGGAGTCCTTGGCGTTTGCCAGATCGTTGGCTGTCTCCTTCCCGATATTGAATGCGCCCTTGAAGTCGAACTTGCTCGCGGCTTCTACCGCTGCAATCAAGCCCCCGAAGGCTTTCCCGACCCCGACAATTCCAATGACAGCAGCGCCAGCCGTGGCGACGATTCCCTTGAAGGCTTCCGCGATCGTGGTGGCGACTCCCCGAAATTGATCGCCGTTTTCCTTGTTCTCCAACCAGAGATCGGCAAGCCCTTGCAGCGTTGGAAGCAACTCTGACGCGAGCGTTTGACCGAACGCACCGCCCAGCAACTTTAGTTTGCCGAGCGTGTCATTGAACTGATCGGCCTGCTCGGCCGTCTGCTGAGTGACGCCGCTATAGCGCTTGTAATACTCGATGTTCTTCAGCAGAGCATCGCCGCCATCGTTCAAGAGCGCAAGCTGATCAGCGCCAGCCTTTCCCAGAACGTTCGTCGCCGCCGCCGTCTTCAGCGCGCCGTCTTCAGCGCCAGCGAATCCATCGGCAAGCTTGGCGAAGATCTGATCCGGCGTTTGTGTCTTCAGGTCTTGGAGGCTGATCCCCAAATCCTTGAAATCCGCGATCGCGTTCTTGTTGCCACCGAGCGCACTGGCGATGGACTTGTCCATCTTCACGAAAGCGGCCGTCACGCCTTCGAGATCGCCACCCGCCTGCGATGCAGCAAAGCCGATGCCGCCTAGAGTCTCGACCGCAATACCTGTCTTCTTTGACAGATCGTTCAGGTGATCGGCGGAATCGATCGTGCTTTTGATCAGCGCGGTGAAGCCCGCAATCGTTCCCGCCCCGAGCGTGATGGCGCCGAGCTTGACGATCGTATCCCCGAGCGCCTTCCCGGCGTCGGCGGCTTCCTTCTTGAACTTCGTGAGTTGCTTTGCAGCGCGGTCAGTATCCGTCTGGAAACTGCCCGTGCGCAAAAGTAAATCTACGATTATCGAACCGGCTGCTATGGCATTACTCCTTCACCTTCTGCTTGATGCCGAAAGTCTTTAAGGTTCGCATATCGGACTCACTTAATCCCTGCGGCTTCGGTTGTGGCGCAAGCCATTCCAGCAGCGGATCGATACCCGAAGGCCCGCTTCGGCTCGAATAGGCCACGAGCGCTGCCGGCCGGTGGAAGCGATGGTAGTCATCGAACGGGTGAGCCCGATAGAAAGCAATCCAGAACTCGAATTCGTCGGGGGTCATTACCCCCTTCCACTCGTCAATCGTGCGACCGCCGAGTGCGAGGGCTAGGATTCCCCAGAACCATTCTTCGCCCCTGGCTCCGACGCTTTTCCCCGGCCGCTGGGCCGGTTGACTTGCATGGCGCCTTGGTACATGGAATCGACTACGCCCTGATCGAGCGTGCCGACTTGTTCGATTGTCAGGGATTGTTTGCCATCAGCTTCGCAGAGGCTGTAGGCGACCAAGCGGATGATGGCCTGCGCCATCAAGCCAGGATCGCCAGAAGCGACACCCGCCTGAAAGCGGGTCCATTCGAAGGAGCCCACGCGCTTGAACGGGAACTTGGCGACAGTCCCATCCGCCAAGGTCACATCACACTCTTGGATGGCCGCTTGGGCCATCAGCTTCGTGATATCCATCAGGCGGCCGGATGGAACGTCGTGGTGCCGCTCGGTTGGATCGTCAGCGTCCCGCGAACGACCTCATTGGTGGCTGCGTCGATGGTGAGGTTCGAGACATAGCCGTCGAACGTCAGGCAGGTACGCGCGTTCGGCGGATCGAGCTCGAAGTTGCTCGTGACGGTGGGAGCCGTCGAGGAATCGCTCAGGCCGACGAGCCAACTGACGACGGAGTTGCTGTCGCGCATGGTGAACAGCGATTCGTGGGAACCATCGCCCTTGTACAGGATGAACGGCACCGAGACTTCGCTCGCATCGGCAAACCCGCCGACGTAGGTGCGATATGCACCGGTCTCATCGAGACAGGTCGTATCGATCTTGTCCTTGGAGCCACCGCCGATCCCGGTGATCCCGGTCGGGCATGTCAGCTTCACAGCGGCATGGGTCACGGGATCAACGAAATAGAGATGGGTGCCCTTGGTTTCAAAGGCGTTGTCAACGACGGCCATGGATGGCTCCTTGAAAAAGAAAACCCGCCATCGGCGGGTAGGGTGGGTGAAAGCGTTGGTCCCCGGCTATCTGCCGAAGAAATCGAATTGAAGCCCGATTCGGTAGAGCTTCGTTTCGGGTTCCTGCTCATCGAGCAGGGTCGACGTCATGTGCGCAATCGGCTCGATGGCATCGCGCACGGCAGTCGCGAGTGTGTCGATGTCATCGGAATTCTGATGCCAGCAATCGATCTGTACCGTCTGCCGATCAGTCGGCGGCAGATCGCTGAGGTTGTTTTCCGGGACGCTGGAGACGAGCGTCCATGTGATATAAGGCAGCGTCAGCCCTTGCGGCGCGGCGCCGTGCCGGTAGATTCGGGCTGGACTCGTGCCAACAATCGCCCGCACCGAGGCAGACGCCTTCAACGCTGGGAAGACTGGAGGCAGCATCAGGCGCCTCCTTGCTTCATGAGTTTGGTGGCGATCTTATCGATCGCTGCCACGAGCTCAGTCTCTACCGTTCGGATGGCTTCCGCCGCCTTTGATTGGAAGGCCGGACGAATCCATGGCTCTGCCGGTTGCTTGCTCGAGCCGTATTCCAGTAGCTGCGCCGTCTTCAGCGTCGTCACGGCCTTGCCACTCACACGCGCATAGGTCTTGCGGCGAACCCGGACAAGGTAGCGCTCGCCATTCCCATCGGTCGGCGGCTTGCCTCGACTGACAATAACGTTCTTCGCCAGCAGGCCCGTCGAGATGCTTTCTTCCTTGGTCTGGTTGGATGTCACGACCCGGAGGTTGGCAATCTCGGCCTTGCGGATCACGACAGCACCCTTCCTCAATGCTGTCTTGACAGGACCTCCACGCTTGCTCACGACCTCGGCCGGCAGCGAACGAAGCATGTCATAGACGCCATCTAGGCCCGTCAGTTGAATGGTGGCGATGTCAGCCATCAGATATACGCCTGGCGCAGAAATTCATGCTCGGCATGCCATGCCTCTGCGCCATTGGCATTCCTATAATGCCAAAAGCCTGGACTTCCGGCCGTCCAGTGGAGTAGCTTTGCGCCTTCGGGACTGCCGTTCTCATCCACGAGGACGTTCCATTCGGCAGGGAGCTCGCCGATTCGATCCTCCTCGAAGCCTGCGAATTGCTGCTGGCCCTTCGGACTCCATGTCACGCTTCGCCATTCAGGCGCCGCGCAGTTGATCAATTGCAGGCTCGACCAGTTCTTGCGCGGGTAGTCCACGTTTGGGCACTGCATCGCCGTCCCGATGTATTTGATCGGGTTGCGGGTCTTGTATGTGTTCTTCACGACCTGAACCGCGAACCTATCATCCCTCAGCGCCCACAGTTCGGCCATGTCTCCGATACAGAGCATGTCGCAGGCATCCGCGAAGATCGCCCAGCCCTCGAAATTGCATAGCTCTGCGACCTTAAACCTCGCGTAGACGAATGCATTCGAGCCATCTGCTTGATCATCGCTAACTGGCATGAAGGCCACCAGAGCGGAACAGGTGCGGATGACTGACGAGCAGAAGACATGATAGCCAAAAGCTTCCCGCTCGTCGTAGCCGCAAAAGAGCCTCAGCATATTTGCCCTAGCCTGAGCGACAATAGCGAAGCCCGCACGTGACTGTGAATCGCGGCGGGCCTCTGACCAATCAACGCCGGGAGCGTCTCATGGCTAAGGCCGATCTTACCGCGCAGCGTCTGCGCGAACTTCTCAACTATGACCCGGAGACGGGCGTCTTTACGTGGCGCGTTCGGCGTCGCTCTTTCGCGGCTCGGGCGACCGTTGGAGCAATAGCCGGAAGTCAGCATGGAAACGGATACATCGAGATCGGAATAGATGGATATAGCTACTACGCGCACCGTCTTGCTTGGCTTCATATGTATGGAGAATGGCCCGAGAATTCCATTGATCACATCGATCGCTGCCGCGCCAATAACGCTTGGAAGAATCTTCGCCAAGCGACATATAAGCAAAATCAAGAAAATCGATCCGTCCGCGCAGATTCTGGCAGCGGTTTGAAGGGAGTCAAACTTCTTCCGAGCGGTAGATGGAGAGCTCAGATCAAGCACAATTTTGTTCCTATCCATATAGGCGTCTATGACACGCCAGAGCAGGCCGCAGCAGCTAGAGCAGAAGCCGAGCGCATGCTGTTTACGCACGGCGCGCTTCTAATCGAAAATCCCGATGCTCTCTCCCGGCCGGATGCCATTGCGTCTGCCTCTCCACAATCTTGATGAATCCAGCCTCGGCCACGGTCGGAGCTAAGGTCTTGAACGTGTGGCACCATTTGTGATTCATATAGGGGTCTTTGTCCCTCGGGTCTCCAAATAACGACCACATCGTCAGTTGATCAGGATGCTTGCCGCCAACCACTCGGCCTTCGATCACATTGCGGCATGTCTTGATCAGGTCGGGCATCTCCAGCACCAGCAGGCCGCCAGGTCTCAGCAAACGATGCCATTCGCGCAATAGGTCCGGCACTTCCCAGATGTAAACGTGCTCGACAAGATGGATAGCCATGACCTCAGTTGCGCATCCATCCCCGAGCGGAATCTTGTCAGCCGGCGCAACGATGTCGGCGGCCGGACGCACTACTGCGTCAACGCCGATGTACCCGGGAATTTTGCGCCCGCCGCAACCGACGTTGATCCGCAGACCGTCAGCAGGAATTTCCACGCTTGTGCCGCCTCTGAGTTTTTCCATTGCCACCAGGCCAGTCGTTGCAAGAAAGCCAATCGTTCTTCGTGCGATGGATTCCTCGGCGCCGCGAGATCGGAGCCGTAGAGTTCCGCCGCAGCCCCATCCTCGCAGACCACCGGAACCCCCGCGATACAGGCATCAATCGCCACGTTCGAATGCCGGCAGACCACCAGCGCCGCATTCTTCAAGAGCCGTTCGATCGGCTGATCGCTGACCCGGCATCCTGTCCATTCCTCTGGACGCTTGGCCTTGTAGTAGATGCGCGATTCAGGATAGGCCCGCTTGATCCGCCAGAGGGTTTTCTTCTCCCACTCCTGGCCCTTGAATCCGAGCATCGATCGTGACTTTGTGCCCATACCGGCGAGCAGGATGTGCCCGGTCGGCTTGTAGTCATTCCGTAGTGTGATGCCGCTGGCCTTGAACCGATCTCCTGTCGCCTGCGGCATGTTCCTGGGATGCTCATGGCCCACTGCCACGCGCATCGCCTCCTGTCGGTTCCAGTAGCCCAAGTCCCAGCAAATGCGGGTTCCCTGGTGCGCCTTCCACCACTTCAACCTCTCAGGATGCCCCACGCCATAGAGCATCAGGATTTCACTGTTGCCCTCGTACCGTTCCGTGATCCTGACCGGGATCGGCGCCGCCTCGGCCATCGCTCGCAGCATCCTCAAGCCACGCCGGCTTCCGGCCATCAGGATTTCAGCTTGCACAGCACCTCGCGGTACCACTCTGCGGCCATGCTCCACGTGAAACATGCGCCAAGGAATCGTTCCCGAATCGCCAATCGGGCATCTCGTGTCTCGAGCCAATCGAGCGCAGTGGCGAGTTCCCGAGAATCATCGGCCCAATGCTCGGCGCCTGTCTGCGTTTCCAGATACCCGGCTTCCCTCGAGCCAATGAACGGCGTCCCGCTTCCATGTGCGTTCGCCAACTTGACATTTGACTTCCAATGCCGCTGCGGATAGCCATTCCAGCCTTCTCCGCGCAGCGCGAGCACGACATCAAGATCCGCCAATTGCGGAGGATTGACCATGAACGTCAGCCCGCGCCTGGAGCATTCCTTGCCGATCGCCTCGGCCCAGCCCCGGATATAGGTCGGCGAGCCTTCGTAGCCGATTACCTCGAGCCGTTCCCGGATCGGATTGACCGCTAGATTTGGCCGATGGTGGTGATAGATCACTTCGCCAAACCCGAGATCATCCCGCATCCTCTCGTTCGGCAGGATCACCATCGTGGGAGCCAGTCGGCGAACTTCTCCTTTGAGCCAATCGATCGATTCCTGTCTCGACCAGGCCGAGCACTTAGGTTGAGGAAAGGCGTCGACCACATCCCATGCCCATGGCCGGCCGCTTTTCCTGATCGTCTCCAACAGTGGATCTGGAACGCGCTTAACTGCCACGATCGCGCGCGCTGCCTTGCAATCCTGTAGCCCTGCCATCGGGACCGCAGTCGCTGGCAACCCGGTTGCCACTAGCGCTTGCGAAACCTGCAACCCGCGAATCTGCCAACTACCCGACGTTCCCTTGCCGGTGAAAAGCACCTTCACAGAAAACCCTCGAATGCCTCGCCGCTCTCGAGCTCATGGAGTTCCCACTGAGCCAAGGCCAGATTCCTGAACATCGACAGCCTGCCTTGATCAGTGTTGTCCTGCTCGCCGATCCAATCCGGCATCTCAGAAATCACCGGAATTCCCATCATCAGAGCCTGAATCGCGGCGCCACTACCCCAGGTCACTGCTTGGCCACAGTTCGCCAGTTCATCGGCCAGTGGCTTCGCCTGGTTCCTGCCCGGATGCGGGCGGATGCGCCCGCCGTGCCGGTGATACGCTGACTTTGCCCAATTGGCCGGCATCGCCGTTGGCGGACTTCCGATCCCACGCTGCGGCAGGATCACCGTTTCGCCTTCTTTTCTCCAAGGGGCGAGCTCGACACCGAGTGCATCCCACCGTTCAGAACCACCGGCAAGGAACATCCCCGCCGTGTTGTGTCGGTCCTTCGCGAGACTGACCCACTTACGCTCGAGAAAGCCATTGCCCCAGGCCGCATTCTCGGCAACCAGCACCAGCCCGTAATCCTTGGCGAGTCGATCGGCGGCGCCTATCCGGTTCCATGTCACCAGCGCATCAGCTGGCTGCAGACCCGGAATGACGCCGAATCCATGCCGCCTCAGTCCGCGCTCGAATGCCTGGACCCGCTCAGTCAGCGAGTACCGCAGATTCAGCGAGACAGTCTTCAAGCGAACCTCGCGGGTAGCAGTCCAGCGAACTCGATGGCGAACAGTTGACGATCTCGATGCCTCTAGGCCGATAGTGTCCGAATTGCCGCTTGAACGCTGCCATCCTGTCGGCGCTTGTAGATTTGAGCGGCGCTGGGTGCCTGCCGAAGAAGTGATGCCCCGGTCGGTTCAGGTCGACCCCGCAGAGAAGAACCCGCTTCGCTCCAAGATGAACGGCCACCATAAGGCCGAGCAATCCGGAATTCGTATGAGTCTCAGCCGGGAAGCTCTCGACGCTCTCGAGCGGCCTGAAACTCTGCATCGCCCCGAACTTGCGTCCCTTGAATTCCAAAGCTTCCGGATGGGCCTTCCACCAGGCCCCATCGGTCGAGACGAGAGCATCGGCCCACGGCGCCAGCGTCCACGCATCGCTGACCGTCACCGTCCTGCATCGCCCCTTGACCTGATCCGCCACCGCCCGCGACATGGATGGTCCAGTCGCGAGCACCGCCCATGTTGTCATTGGCCTTGGCTGATCCCTGTCGATACTGGGATCGTGATGTAGTCCAGGCCGCTTTCGACATCTGGCAGAAAGCCGGCCGGGTTATAGACGACATCGGCGCGGCCGATCCTCGCATGCACCAGACGCATCGCCGGGTCCAGATCATCCCGGAATCGGATTGTGATCCGTGCTGTGACCTTCGATTGCGTGGCCTGTGCTGCGAGGAATTCACGAGCGCTCAGAGGCTCGATTGCCGCCCATACGGTTGCGACCTCGGTCCATTCCTGCAGAACGGTTCCGGTTTGGTCGTCCTGTGCCGGTTCGCCGTTCGAGTCGATCAGGCTTTCCAGCTGCTCAATGCGGACCCGGTGCCGCAGTTTTCCGGCCTCGACGCTGCTCATCGGACGGTCGATTTGCGGACAGAAACAAGCAGGCTCGTGGCACCAGCACCCAGCACGTAGCCATGCCCCCACTCGGATGGAACCGCTGCGACTCCCGAGCCATCCCGGAACCGATACTGTTGGGCCAGTTCAATCAAGCAGGCCGCGCGCACCATCGGCTTGACGGTCCTGTCTCCATCCGAGTCCTCGAAAGGGATCGCATCCCCATTGCTGTCAAGCAGCGGGTTTCCGTTTTCATCAAGGATAGGCTCGAACGCGCGCCAGTCCTCCTTTAGCCAGGACATGACGGCTTGACTGATCGCCGGAATCCAGACCGCGAGCCATGCATCATCGGCATCGCTGTCCGTTCGGATATGGTTCCGCGCGTCCTCGATAGTTACGAGGTCCATGCTCACGCCTGAAGCTTGATCGGGCCAGCAGGCGCCGCGTTGATCGTCTTGACGATCGCCTCACCATCCCGACCCTTCCGAGCCGCGATGATCCAGTCAGCGCCCTTCGTGTCTGGCTTTGAATGCGTGTCCTTGGTCGCGATCCAGAGCGATCCGTCGTGAACCCAGGCTTCAGCGGCCTTGGCCTTGGTGCCTTCGCGCCAGTAGCCAGATGGGCGAATGCCGCCAGCAGGGTAGCGAATTTCCTTGATCCGCGTCCCGACTGTCGCCTTCACCGACATTTCGTGCGATTCGGCGATGTACTCGAGGTCGAATGAATCGAAGCTGATGCCATCGCTGCCATCCTTGCCGACGACTTTCCCGAGGTTCTTGACCTCGCCGTTCGTCAGCGTGATCTGCAATGCTCCGTCCCGATCGATCATCGCGCCGGCCAGTCCCAGGCCATCGTCACCCTTGACCGGGCCAGGAATCTGCGCCAGCACTTCCTTGATGATCAGGATCGGATCAGCATCGACGCCATCTTTGGGGGCGGGCAGCGCTTCCACGGCGGCACTGACGGAACGCTCGATCTGAGCGGGTACGTCCTTGGCGAGTTGCGCCTCGATCTCCGTAAGCTTCTTCTGCAGGGGAGCAATGGCATCTCGGATCGCCGCGCCCATGGCTTCGCCGAACTTCTCAGGGTCAAACATGCGTGGCCTCCGGTTGTGCGGACTTCCGCATGGCCTCGATGGCCTTCTGTGTTGCGATGATGGCTTGGGCCCGCTCGAGCAATGCCTTGTTTGCATCGCTGACAGGCGCGTCGGCTGGGGCGGTTATCGGCGCGGGAGCCGGCGCCTGCATGGCCGGGTCCCAGGTCGCACGATCGGCCAGCATTCCAAGCGGGTAGTCCTGATTCTGGCCCCACAGCGTGTCTCCGCCGCCCGTGGGCGCGAGATTGAATCGGATACGGCCTTCGTCCGGGGTCTTGATCTTGCCCGCCACGAGTTTCGTCTCGACTTCTGCGCGCTTGGCTTCATCCATCCGAAGTAGTGGGGCAAGATCGAGCTCAACTCCCAGAGGCCGGGAGATTTTCAGGCCGTCATCGAGCAGGTTCTCCATATGCTCGATATGCGTCTGTAGCGCATCTTGGTAGTACAACTGGTTCACGCCATCGACGCCCAATCCAGAGGGAATCGTCCCAATGCCGACCTTGAACGGCGGAATCCCGAACGGCTGGCAGATTTGCTCATCCGAGTAGCGCATTTGTTCGACCATCTGCGAATCAATCGACTTCATCGCGAATGGCGTGAACTTCATGTCCGCACCGACGATCGCCACGCGGCCGGCGTTCGAGCCTGTGAAGTTGCTGCTCCAGTAATCCTGCACCTTCTTCGCGTCATCTTCTGTCATGCCCGCAGGCGCAGTCAGGATGCCGCCAGGCTGCGCGTTGTTCGCGAAGAACTCGGTCGCGCTTCTCATGATCTTCATGTTCTTCAGCGCCGGCCAATGCGCCGCAGCAACTGGAGGAATACCAATCAGCGGATGGTGCATCGTCATGCAGCGATCGTGGATGATCTCGCTCGCCGGGACGATCAGGTTCGCCGCCGGATAACCGACCGGCAGGGTATTCAGCGCATCGGTCTGCAGTTGATAGAACACATCCCCTGCATCCGACACCATCGGCATGACGCGCTCGGGGTCCAGAACGTATAGATCGATCACGACCTGACGGGCATCCCGGCGCTTGAGGATGTAGGCGTTTCCGTGGATCAGTTTCGTGAGTAGCCAGTACTCACGGAACTGCCCTTCGGTCTGGAAGTTGTTCGGCTTCCGCAGAACCGGCGTGTAGGCCGGGCTCGTGGTCACCATCGAGACGCCGGACTCCTGCAGGACTCGCAGCGTGAATGGAAGCTTGCCGATGTCGCTGGATATACGATAGATGCAGGCAAATAGCGTAGGATACGTGAGCAGATGCCCGCGCTTTTCCTCGATGTTGCGCTGCCAAGCGCCCGAGAACGGCTCGAGGATGTTGAGATAGCCGCCGCGCCATGCCCCGCTGATCGCGTTGAGCGCTTTCTCGCGGGTGATCGTCAGCCCGAACAGTTTCATTGACGCAGCGCCGCCCGCACCTTGTCAGCACCCGCCAGATGATGGACCGCGACGCCGCGCTCCTTCGCCAGTGCATGCAATTGCGCCCGGTCGAGATCGTCCAAGCCATCGCCGGCCGGCTCTGATTTCTGGATCATCGGCTGATCCGCCATATCGCGGGTCAAGTACTCGCCGAGGCCATGCTTCTGCAGAACGTCGGCGGTCAGCTTGTGCATCATCCGCTGACTGCCGTTCTTCTTGAATGTGAACGTCACTCGAGTCATACCCGTTCTTCCCATCGAGATTTAAAGGTGCCAACAGTTGCGCCGGTAGCAATAAGCCGAATGTAGTAGGTGCCGGCACCGACACCGCGTTCGTCGCCTGGCGCGAGTCCCACTGAGCTCGCGAAATTCGCATTCGTGGCCGTCTTGTTCAGGAGCACATCAATCACCGTGCCACCTGTATGCGTACCGCCTGCCGTAACTACGATTTGCGGCTCGTAGAATGGCGTCGGCCGCTCACTCATGGTGTTGCGGGCATAGACTGGAATCGTCTCGCTGAAACTGCCACCCTCTGTGCCGCCGACAACTGTCTCAACTCGAAGCTGCCCCGATATCAGCTGAACCTCAAGACCGAAAAGAATCAGGTCGATCGGAACGACTCCCTTGATCACAAGAGTCGAGTCCGTTAGATTGATGTCTCGGAAAGTCCTGAATTCGCGTCCAGCAAAGAAACTTGTTTGCCCAACGTCGACGCGATAACGTCGATTCGGGCCGTCGCCACCATCAGTTAGCAGATCGTGCGGCGGTACGGTTCGTAATGCAAACCCGCCAATTTCGTCTGATCTTGAATCTCTGACAAGGACGAACAACTGCTTGACGAAACCGAACATGACATTCCCCAAGAAGGGGAAAGGGGCTCCCGAAGGAGCCCCGATCCATCAGCAAGCAGTCGGCATGCCATCGATCCACTGGAGAGCGCCACTGCGACGCGGACCCCACCAGATGAAGCGCTCTGCACGGAACGCGATCGAGTTCGTCTGCCACATCGAGACGAGGTTTACGCTCGAAGCCGCGACCGTGGTGGACGACGAACCGGCCGGAGTGCTCGACATTTCAATCGAGGCCACATCCGACGCATCCAGCGTCACGCTGCCATCGTCGGCCAGGTAGATTTCCGCCTCATCCACGAGGATGAAGGGAGCGCCACCGGATCCGCCATCGTTCGCGAGGTACTGGGACACCCGCAGCGGCACGCCGTCCAGCGTTCCGCCCGTCATCGTCACGCCCGGGAATGCCAGGGTGCCGAGCGGTTCGCGCGCCATCGCCAACTGGCGCGCTACGGCCGGGGTCGTGTAATACGCCGGACGCGCGCCGATGTTCGTGGAATCCCAGGGAGCCCACAGGAGCGCGATCGCGCAGCGCACCGAGGTCGGATCGGCGTAGTCGATCGTGTTGGTTGCGATCGAGATCGGCGTCACGCCGTTCAGCAGGCCGGCCGGCGAGACGTTCGCAACCGCCGCCAGGTCCGGATCGAACAGGTCGGTATCGACCCGTGCGATGACCGTATCTGCCAGCGAATCGCGCACCAGACCTTCCGCAGCCGGGTCCGAGAAGCGCGCCAGTTCCTGGGTGATGACCGCGATCGCCGCCACCTTGGTGAACGGCACGGTCGTGGCGTTGAAGTCGAACTTCGTAACCGGCTTGGCCTTGCCCTGACCAACCCACCCAGCCGTGCCGCCCGAGGTCTGACCGCCGATGCGGACATTGAATGGGACCGGACGGAACTGCGCTTGCCCGATCAGCGTGCGCGGACGCAGGTAACTGATGAAGTCGCCCATGAACGTGCTGGCGTAGACCAGAGGCGCCGCCCAGGTGCTGTCGAGGCTCGTGCCGGCCGCGACCGTGGCTTTCATCTGCATCATCTGTGCCAGATTCGCGCCTTCCGCCTGGGCCTTGAGCGTCTTGACGATGCTCTCGGTCTTCGGGTAGTGGCGCTCCGCCATCTTGAACGCGAGTTCCTTGTTGCCCTTCGCGGCCGTCAGGCACATCGCGTAGCGGGCGAAGGCGATGCCGGGTTCCAGCTTCTCGACGGTCTTCAGCGCGAGCTCGGCGCGCTCGCCGTTGCGGTTGACGGTCGACTCGCTCTTGTCCTCGGTCACAGCCTTGACCGTGGTCTTGTCGATCTCGGCGAGACGGGAATAGCGCGAGATGTCGTCGTCCAGGCGCTTGATCTCGCCTTCGATCGTGTCAAACTGCTCCGACTCGCCGGTATCCATCGACCGGCCGGCGTCCACCGCCTTCTGCGCGATCTCGCGCATGGAGGTTGCCTTGGTTTCACGGGTTGCCTTCAGGTCCGCGACCTGTTCGGCGAAAGTCTTCGATGCCATGAATGGCTCCTTGGAAATTGAATGGTTTGGTTTGGAGCTCTAGGGGCGTGCGTGCAACGGCAAGCTGCCAGAGGATGCCCGAATCAGTTGAATCGAGCCGTCGCGCGGATGTTGTTCAGCGGCGCGGGTGATGAGTCGAACAGCGCCCGATGCGTCCTTGCGGAAGTCGAGGGCCTTGATGGTCTGGATCGTGGCCGAGGCGTTGGCCGGAATCGTCACGAGCGACAACTCGTAGATTTCGGTCGAGGTGAACCGGATGCCGCCTTCATCCATGAAGGAGAATTCGAGCGCACGGAAACCGATCGAGACGCCGCGCACAAGCTTGGCCTTGACTGCCTGCCAGGCCATGTCAACGATGTCCTTCAGCGGGCCAGCCTCGGCGATCGAGGCGATGCTCGCGACGAACGGAATCCCCTTCTTCGTGGCCTTCCCAAAGGTCGTCATGCCGACCGGCTTGTCGTGCTGGTGCTGCCAAAGGAGAGGAATCTCGGCGGCGAACTTCGCGCCCATCGGGTCCACAATATCACCGACGCGATCGGTTTCCGGCGTCGTCGCCATGCCAGTGATGACTCGCTTTTCCTCATCGAGTGACTTGACCTCGAGCAGGCTATACGCGCGTTCGATTCTCATTGTTGACTCGCTTCCATCTTTGCCAGCCGCGCCATGGCAAGCTGGCACAGTCTCGTCAGGCCATGCTTGCACAGTCGTTCGACAATCCAGCGCTGCCGCTCGAGGCACTTGCAGGCCATCAGCCGGCCACCGCCAGGATCAGATTCTTCTTGCTCGGCTCTGGATTCAGCGCCATCAGAGATGCCGCATCGAACGTCGCCATTAGCGGATCGATCTTCGCGGTCCCGCTGACCTGCTTGTTGATCGTCACGGCGTTGCCGACCTGAACGATTCGGGCATTGCCGACGCACCAGTTCATCAGGTCGGTGGCGCCATGTATGAATTCGCCACCCGCGAGCATGCGTTCGACGGTCTTGATCGCACCGTTCAGCCGCCAGCCTTGGCTGACCGCGACAATGTGTTCCTCGGTGAACTTGTGCTCCGGGGACATCAGCGCCTCAACGATGGCCCCAATGCCAGCCGCGTCCACGCCGATCGCATTTTTCGCCGGCAGCAGGCCAGCCTTCCGAACGCCAGAGATCGTATCGGCCACTTGCTGGACATCCTCACCGGGTCGATTGACGATGGTCAGTTGTCCCTTCGACTGGAAGTCCAGCAGCCTCGGCGCGATCTCCTTGCGGCGTTCGAGCACGATCTTGTGAGCCCAGGCATGTGTCCAATGTAGCCAGCGCCGGGTCTTCTTTTCCCGGCCAATGGCGCACAACCCTAAGAGGTCGTCTAGGCCACCTCCATCGATTCCGAAGACAACCACCTCGGAACGCTCTATCAAGCCTTGCAGGTCCAGGCGCTTATCGCCTGCGCTCTCCCAGAAATCCGCTCCTGTCCATCGATCCGAACGGAGATTCAGGCCAATCTCGATATTCAGGTGCTTGGCCAGAAACTCCTGAAATGATCCGTCTGTCTTGGCCTGATTCTTTTTCAGGTTATCCGCGATCCACTCGGCATTTACCGACCTGCCAATATTCGGGTTCGTGATATAGAAGTTCTTCGGGTCGAGATAAGCCTTTGATTCGACCATCTTCGCAGGAAACTCGTATAGCACGCCGAGAGATTTCTTGTCGACAATCTTCCCGTCTCGGACATCCCGGAAATAGTTCAGTTTGTCAAGAAATACCCCGGCAGGCGGTTCATCGCTCTGGGTGGTCAGGTAGATCACCCAACCCTCGTTCCGCGAAACCTGCCCGCCCGTGGCTTCCATGAACATGGAGCTCGCATTCGCCCTCGAGCCGAATAGCCAGTGCTCGTCAACCAAAACCCGCCCGGATTTCTTGCCGGATACCGTGTCGGTATCAGCCGCCACGACCTTGAGGGACGATTTCGTGACCCGATGCGTAATCGTCCGAACGTGATCCTGCACATGGAACAGCGTCATGAGCTCGTCGTCAGCCCGGATCATCCCGGCCGCTGGTTTGAAACTCATGTCCGCGACCTCTTTGGTCGGGGCTAGGATCAAGTGTTCTTCTTCCTCGCGCCAGCAGAGGATTACGGCGGTCAGCATGATGCCGGCCGCGATCGTTGATTTCGTGTTCTTCTTGCTGATCAGCAGGTAGAACTCCCGGATCAACTGGTTCCCCGTCTCGGCGTCATAGGCTCCGAAGATCGCCGACACGAAGTCGAATACCCACGGTTCGCTACACTCGCCGAACTTCGGCTTGCCGGGTAGGTCAGTGACCCGCAGTTCCTTGAAGATCGCCAGCGCCTGATCGGCTTGCGCCTGGTAGATCGGCGCCGGGATGATGGAGCGACCCTCGACTATCCGCTTCTCCCAGTCTGGGCAGGCCGTGCTCCAGTCCGGTAGATCATCCATCCTCAGATCTTCTTACCGCCAGCCGCTACGAGTTTCGGGGCCGCAGCGGCCGAGAATCGACCGGCGACCTCCTTCGCCGCCTTGTTCACAGCGTCCTTCTTACCCCCATCGCTCCTGCGCGTATGGGTGTACTGAACCGCAGCTATCGCTGCTCGCACCTGATTGGCATTCGCTTCGACTTGTCCGAAGGCAATATCGATCAGCAATTTCAACGTGTCGCGCTTGTCCGGCTCAATTTTGACGATCGGCTTCGGTTTTCTGCCTGCACCAGGCCGAGCACCCCCGCCGCCTTTCATTCCTTTTACGCCGGCCATTTTGAAACTGGACCCGTGGTTTTGATTCTATAAATGGG